TAACGTTTTGTATATGAAAAGTAGCGTATAGACAAGTAGAAATTAACGAGTAAAACAGAAGTAATATAAACAAGCAAAGACCAACGGATTAAGCACTTAAAAGCTATTTTTTATATATGTTGTTGTGTGTAGTGAGGTGGTTTAGCAAAAACTTAAATAAAATGGGATATAGAGGAAAATTAATGGTAGAACATACAAGAATAAAACTACCAAAAGAGATTGCAGAAAAGTATAAAGACGATTACCACATAGAACAGCTTGAAAATGGTGATTATGTAGTAAACATATCTTCCAAGTTTGAGACAAAAGGACATTGGGATATATTACTAGATCTTAAAGAATTACTAAAAAGATAATAATTTTGGTATTTACGGTGTAGTTTTATGGGAAGATGGGAGGATTGATAGGCATAATTTTTCTACTGGTGAGCAAGAAACATTTAAACCAAAAGACGATTACTAGCATTACATACAATTGGGATTACAGTGGTAGGATTTTTAATATCTTTCCTCTGGACGTTTAATGTGAAAAAAGTAGCATTTGGAAATATGTATAACCGAACCTTTTATGCTTTAGGAGCTGCTACTGGCAGTGCTATAGGAGTTTTAATGGTTCAATAATTTATTATATGATCATTTCAATTAGTGGAAAATTAATTCCGGAAAGGACACAGTAGGAGGTATAATCAATTACTTCAAGTGGAAGAGTCTTGTAGAAAAAGGCGAAGTGAAGACTTTAAATTGGATTCTACAAGACTTCCTAGAAGGCAGGCCAAGTAGCTACTTCGAAATAAAAAGTTTGCAGAGAAGCTCAAGCAAATAACCTGTATTCTTCTAGGTTGCACAAGAGAGCAGTTAGAGGACAGAGAGTTTAAAGAAGAAGAGCTTGGTGTAGAGTGGTGGTACTTTAAAGAGAAGAACTTAGATTCTTACGGCCATACAAAAGTTCCATTTGCTCAAGTACATAACTATGATGAGGAGTTAGTAAAACTCACCCCACGTAAAATTCTTCAGTTACTTGGCACCGAAGCTGGCCGTGAAGTTATACATCCTCAAATTTGGGTCAACGCATTAATGGCTGAGTACAAACTTGATGACGGGAGGGTCATTGAAGATATTAGTGAAGAAAATAAAGCTAACTATCCAACAGGGTTTGCTCCCACAAAGCAAATGTACTTTAGAGAACCTAGATACCCCAACTGGATCATAACCGACACCCGATTCCCTAACGAGCTCCAAGCAGTGAAAGACAAAGGTGGCATAACAATCAAAGTTGTAAGGCCAGAAACCGACCATTTAGCCGGTGACCATGCTTCAGAGACTGCACTAGACAAGTCAAAATTTGATTACGTGATAGTGAATGATGGGACCATGGACGACCTTGTAAAAGAAATTGAAAAAAATATTAATAGAAGAAGATATTATTTAGTATCTTCGCAACCCTTAAAAAATTAAACGATAACTATGACAAAAGAAAGAGAAGTAAATTGGGGAGAGCTTGGGTTTATTACCTATGCTCGAACCTATTCTAGAAAGATGAAGAATGGAGTTAAAGAAACTTTTACGGATACCGTAGAAAGAGAACTCCGAGGCATTGACAAACAACTAAAGCTTGATTTCACGGATGATGAAAAAGATTTCTACCGTGACATGAGGCACAACATGAAAGGATCTGTAGCTGGCCGGTTTATGTGGCAGTTAGGAACAAAAACAGTTGACAAATTAGGTCTACCTAGTTTACAAAATTGTGCCTTTGTTGTAATTGATGAACCAATCAGACCTTTTACATGGGCTATGGACATGCTGATGTTAGGTTCCGGTGTAGGTTATTCCCTCAAAAAAGAGCACGTTTACAAATTACCAAAGGTCAAAAGAAAAAAGATTAAGATCAAAAATCACAATGACAAGCAAGCAGACTTTATCGTTCCGGATACCCGAGAAGGATGGGTTAAGTTATTAGGTAAGATCTTAAAGGCCTATTTCTATTCTGGAGAAGGTTTCACTTACTCAACACAACTAGTTAGAGACCGCGGTGAAGTTATAAAAGGTTTTGGTGGTGTAGCTTCTGGAGCCGGAATCCTTATTGAAGGGATGGAAGAGATTTGTAACATCCTTGATAACAGAAGGGGTAAGCAGTTAAGGCCGATTGATTGTTTAGATATTATGAATATCATAGGTATGATTGTAGTAGCTGGTAACGTAAGACGTTCAGCTCAGATAGCCATCGGGGATCAGGATGATCTTGAATTCCTTAAAGCTAAAAGATGGGACTTAGGTAGTATACCTAATTGGAGAGCGATGTCCAATAACTCTGTAGACTGTTATGATGCCAAGGCTCTTCCAAAGGAATTTTGGGATACTTACGAGCAAGGTGAGCCATATGGACTTGTCAACATCGAGTTATCTAAGAAAATAGGTAGGCTAGGTGAGACACAATATCCAGATCCAGATGTTCAAGGTTACAATCCATGTGCTGAGCAATCTCTAGCAAATCATGAGACCTGCTGCTTAGCAGAAGTTTATTTACCAAACATTGATTCGTACGAAGAATTATTGAAAGTAGTAAGAACTTTATACCGCGTTAATAAGCATTCATTAGCCTTGAAGTGTCATCACAAGGAAACACAAGATATTGTCAACTCAAATATGAGGATGGGTATCGGTATTACTGGAGTCATGATGTCCACAGAGGAGCAATTGTCTTGGCTTGACGGATGTTACAATTATTTAAGAGCCTATGATAAGGAGTACTCTAAACAAATGGGTTTTCCGGAATCAATCAAACTGACCACCGTGAAGCCATCGGGAACATTATCTCTACTAGCTGGAGTTACTTCAGGTGTTCACCCAGCAACTTCTGGGCAATACTATATAAGAAGAATTAGGATCAGTGCTGAGTCACCACTTGTAGAGGTGTGTAAATCTCATGGCTACCACGTAGAGTTTCAAGAAAACTTTGACGGAACACTGGACAGAAGCACTTATGTAGTGGAATTCCCTTGTAAGTATCCGGACGGGACAGTGTCTGCAGAAGACATGACTGTTTATGAACAATTGGATATTGTACAAAGGATGCAAAAGGAGTGGTCAGATAACTCTGTTTCCGTGACAGCCTATTACAACAAAGAAGATTTACCAGATCTTAAAAAATACATTGAGGAGAACTTCAATGAAAACTTTAAGACTTTAAGTTTCTTGTTAAAGATGGGTGCCAGCGGGTTCAAGCAGTTACCTTTTGAGGGTATTAGTGAGGATAAGTATAAGTATCTTTCTTCATTGGTTAAACCGATCACCAATGCAGAAATAAATGAAGAGGATGTGGAAGAATTAGGCGCATGTGCCGGAGGTGCTTGCCCTATAAAATAATAATAATATGAGAGAAGATCAAGTTTATTCTTATATGGGGACACCCTGTTGGATGTACACATTATACATATCGCGATTCGCGAATCACAAATAATCACTAAAGGGCTTGCAAGAGCCCTTTTTTATTTATAAATTTGTAACAACTTAAATTAAATTCAATATGAGTAGAGAGATCAAGTACAACAAAGAGGCACGAAAGAAACTTAAAGTGGGGGCAGACAAGCTTGCCAACGCTGTTAAAGTAACCCTTGGTGCCAAAGGTAGAAATGTTATTATTGAGAAGGATTATGCTCCTCCATACGTCACCAAGGATGGTGTTACCGTAGCAAATGATATTGAATTACCAGACCCTATTGAGAACATGGGGGCTCAAATGGTAAGGGAAGCAGCTGGAAAAGCAGCTAAAGATGCAGGTGATGGTACTACAACTAGCACCATTTTAGCACAGGCACTTATTAATGAATCCTTAAAGATTATAGATAACCTCTCTATGTGGGACAGACTTCTGGCCAAGCAAGGTGTTAACCCAATGGACATCAAGAGGGGTATAGACAAGGGTGTAATAGCTGTTGTTAACAGGTTGTCGCAGCTTAGTGAGGAAGTGTCGCACGACAACGACAGGATCAGGCAGATCGCTACAATATCTGCCAACGGAGATGAAGAGATTGGACAGTTAATAGCTAATGCTATGAAAAAAGTCACCAGTGATGGTATTATTACACCAGAAGAATCTAAGGGTACAAATACTTTTGTAGACGTAGTTGAAGGACTAAGATTTGTTAATGGTCTCATGCACCCAGTATTTGTCACTAACCCCAAGAAAATAATAGGAGAGTATGAAGATGTAAATATTGTCTTCTACAGCGGCAAAATAAACACTGCTAAACAAATCGTACCTATTATTGAAATGGGGTTAAATAAACAAAAACCTTTAGTGATCGTTGCTCACGACTTTGATGGAGATGTAGTACTCACCTTTGCCAAAAACAAAAAGAGAAAGGTTTTGATATCATTCCAGTAAAAGCCCCAGCATATGGAGAGCTTAGAAGAGATATGATGGAAGACCTTGCAATATTTACTGGTGGTACAAACCTCACAGAAGAGAAGAACATCAAACCGGAAAAGTTCACCGAGGACATGTTCGGTCAAGCTAGTAAGATCATTCTATCAAAAGAGGATACGACAATTGTTGGTAGCGGAGAGAACCAAGAAGCTGTGAATAAAAGGATTGAAGAACTAAAGCACCAGATTGATGACACGAGTCAAGAGTTTGATGATAGTGAAATTAAAGGTCGTATCGCAAAACTAAAGGGTGGTATAGCCATTATCTATGTAGGTGCCAACACTGAGGTTGAGATGAACGAGAAAAAAGACCGCGTTGATGATGCCTTGGAAGCAACAAAGTCTGCAGTTCAAGAGGGAGTTGTTGCCGGAGGTGGTGTAGCACTACTTGAAGCATCCCGAATCCTAGAGGATTTAAAAGGAGATAACAAGGATCAGTCTAAGGGTATTGAAATCCTAAGGAAAGCAATTATCTCACCTCTGAGACAGATAGCACTTAACTCAGGACTTGATCCAGATTATATTGCAGGTCAGGCATTTGATCTAGGCTATCCAATGGGTTATGATGTAAAAGAAGGGGGATTTAACAACCTACTTAAGCAAGGTGTTATAGATCCAAAGAAGGTTACCAGAGTTGCATTAGAGAGTGCAGCATCAATTGCTACACTGATAATTACTTCTGAGGCTACGATCAACATTATTAAAAATAAAAACTAAAGGAGATGAAAGTTTGTGTATTTGACATAGAAGCGAATGGTCTTGAGCCAACAAAGATACACTGCCTCACAGCAGCTGTAAATACAAATGGCAAGTGGACTCAAAAGACTACAACTAACTATGATGAAATTCGTAAATTTTTCTCTGGCTGTGATGTTGTAGTTGGTCATAACATAATGAGGTGGGACATACCCGTAATAGAAAGGATTTTAGGAATCGAGGTGTCTTGTAAGATCATAGACACCTTGGCCCTTTCTTGGTATATTTATCCAGAAGGTGTAGACGGTAAAAAGAAGCACGGTTTAGAGGACTGGGGAGAGCACTTTGGTGTTCCAAAACCTAAAATTGAGCACAATGAGTGGTTAGGCCCTACAGAGGGTGAGTCTCAGGAAGATTTTATTGATAAGATGAAGCATAGATGTCAAGAGGATGTAAAAATTAACTGCAACCTCATCGACAAACAGCTGAAAGACTTACATAAAATCTATGAAGATAAAGAAGCTGAGGAGAGACTGATCGATTATATCATGTTTAAACTCAAGTGTGCCAGACTTGCTGAGAAGAGCAAATGGAAACTTGATGTAGACAGGTGTGAAGAAGCTCTGGCTAAACTGTCCTCAGAGAAGAAATCCAAGGTAGTTGAACTTTCAGAGGCGATGCCAAAGGTTGTCAACACTAAAAATTGTTAAGAAGCCTGACAACATGTATCTGAAAGGTAAAACTTACAAGAAGTCTAAGAACTACTTAAAATCTGATGGCACCCTATCAAAATCTGGAGAAAGGTTTGACAAGATGTGCAAGTCAGTTGGTGAAAACCCTAGTAAGATAGATCAAGTTTATGTTCCCTCAAAAGAGCTCAGTGCTAGAGCCTTGAAGTGGTTGGAAGCTGTCGAAGCTGCTGGCCTAACAGAGGACCATGACGGAGATGTTGAGATTCAAGACTCTGAAGAACTTGGTAATCCAAATAGCCATGATCAGATCAAGTCTTGGTTGTTTGACCTCGGGTGGAAGCCGGCCAACTTTAATTACTCGCAGAAGACAGACGAAAATGGTAAGGAGTACACAGACGAGATACCACAAGTCAGGGTTGATGGGGCAGACGGTAAGGAGCTTTGCCAGTCAGTCAAGAACCTTTATAGGAAGGAACCTAAATTAGAGGTGATGGAAGGACTTAGTGTCTTGACTCACAGAATAGGGATTCTTAAAGGATACTTATCAAATGTTGATGATGAAGGAT